CTTGACAAAGAATATAATAAACCAAGTATTTTTTCCCCTTTAAAAAGTTTTTCATATCATTCAAAGAATCATATTCCGTTAAAGAACAAGCCTCCACTTTCCCGTTATAACTAAATACTGGGCCTAACCCAAATACTTCAGCGTTCTTGATGATTTCATAATCAAAAATATATTCCCCCACACGATCAACTTGGGGTTCTTTTATAAAGTCTAACCATTCTTCTACATTTTTTGTATATCCTGCTTCTTCAATTTTTGTTTCTTCAAATTTAGGAAGACTTTGTTCTATTTCATTTGTTAATGTTTCTATTTCTGTATTCATAATTTTAATCCCAAGTTCTCCATTTTATTAAACCTAAAAACCATTCTTTAAATTTAGTGAAAATGTTCTTGTTATACTCTTTTCCTAAATCATAAGCAATAGCAACAGCCTTTGTATAGTATTGTCTACGAAAATTATCATCCCATCTTTGAATGACTTCGACTCTAGAAGATTGAACTAAATCATCAACCAAAGTTCTACAATCATAAGACAAATCACTATACCAAATGGTTTTCCAACGGTGTGGTTTTCTGGAACTTCCACTTATGTAAAATACCATGGGGTCGTTGTTTGGTTCTTTTGGATATTTTTCGTAGATGCCGGATAAATCAATGTTCATTTTCTTTTATATCAAACCAACCAAGTTCGTATACCAACTCTTCAGTTTCTTCTAGAGTAACACCAGTTGAAGAAGAAGCAACTGATATTTCTTTTACTGTATAAGTTTTACCTTCTTCTAGCTTCTTGGCGTTCTCTATTCTATCTCTAAAGTAATGCCATTCTCCAGCCTTCTTAAAGACAATTTTATCACCGTGTTTTGTATTTTTATAGTCCGCTCTCATTTCACCAAATAGTCTATATACTTTTGCATGTTTGTCAAATCTTCTTCCAAAATTCCTTGAACAGACAAAACAGGAGTTGGTCCAAAAAGACCTTTTCTTTCATGTAGTTCGGTTTCTGGATAGTATTTCAAATCAATAACAAAATAACCTTCAAATACTGGCACAATTGCTTCTAGATGTAATCTTCGATTAGTTGACCACTTACTTCTAAAAGTAAACTGCCAATGACAATAAGCATCCTGCTCTGGTTCATCCATAGATACAGACAAATCCTTCCAGCATCCAGAATACCTTCCATCCGTATACCACATATATTCAAAATGATGAAAGTTAAATTCTCGGAGTTGCTCTTGAATCTTTTCTGCTTTTTTGAAAAATCTTATTGTTTCAGCTTTCATTAGGAAAAGTATAAGTCGTATTCGTAATTTCGTCCTTGGTCATCAACTAGAAACATCTTCCATGATAGAGGATCAGTATATTGTTTTTCAACGGAAACGTCAACAATATTAAATTTGGGTTGTTGTGGTTCTTCGGCCACATCATCAACAATTGCTGTTACAACGGGTTTTGCTGCTTTTACTTGAATAGGTAGTTTGCTATACATAAATTATTCTGTTGGTTGCATTCTGTCGGGCATCCATATGCCTTCCTCTAAAGAGGACTTTTTCCAGTTGGCTACATGGGTCTTAATGTCTTTTTCCAGAATTTCTGAAGCAAAGCCAAGAATACGAAGATTAGGCCAAGCTATGTTTCTGACTTTCAATATTTCTTTCAGTGCTTGTTCTATTGTTCTTCCTGACATCACTAAGGCTATAATACCAACAGCAGTCGATCTAGAAATACCAGCATAACAGTTTACTCCAAGACTATGTGACTTGTCATCTTCTGTAAATGGTTTTAGAAACGTAATAATATTTTGTGTGTGTCGCTTTTGTGGAGCTTCGTGTTCTAGGTGTTTCCATTCAATACCATCTTCATCCGACCAATCAGCAAAGAACTGATGAAAATGTTTTACATTCTTTTCTGCAAAGTTTTTACGCATCCTGTTAATTTGCTTTCTGTCTTCTTGGCCCACAACAGAAATCCAAACATCATAATCGTTATTGTTTGGATTGAAGCTATAACTTTCTGCTTCTGCAAGATTTGTTATTTTAATTTTATTAATCATTGTTTAGTTCTAAAAATATAGGGGTGTGAGGACCAACATATGAATTTGCTACATTGAACTCAAATGCTTCATGAGCTTGTTGTTCTGTTAAGCCATCTCTTTCAATCAAGATATTAATGCATTTCCTTTTGTTATATACAGCTAGTCTTGTATTAAATTGCATTCCAAATCCAAGAAACGCCTCTTCAAAGCCATCTGCAACCAAAACGTGTTGATCTTCAAAGGGATCTAACTCATCCATATCATTAATCATATAATCCATAAATTAGTTGTTTGAGATTTTCCAGCCCCATTTAAGATCAAACCACGCCCACTCTCGTTCTGACATGTTTTTATTAAACTTTAAGTCTTTCCTTGTTTCTGCGATAAACCATTTCTTAAAGTCGTTGGATTGTTCCTCCGTCCACGTTCTTTGTTGATACCAATCCTCGTGTTGAGTTACAAATTCTTCGTTGAATGATTCGAACCCCACTATTTGAAACATTTTATTAAAAGCCTTCTTAACAAATTTGTCGTATTTATTCATATTGATATTCTACATTGCCTTTGCTTTTTGTCAACAAACTTATATGTTCCAAGTTGTAGTTGATACAGTATCTCCACACTGTTCACATATATTTGGATCATATTCATAATCATCATATTGAAAAAGATGGACAACATTCTCTAAGAGAATTGTTTGTTCACTAAGACCTTCTTTAACTTTAACAAACAAATAATCTAGCATTTCATTATACTCTTCTTCGGATAGTTCAGAGAATGATCTATTATTTACAGTAAAATCAAAAGCTGTACAGCCAGTCGTTTCTATAAATTTGTATTTAGTTTTTTCCATAGTTAAGTTCTTCTATTTTTTCGTAATCTTTTACACCAGTTGCTGCTTCTTTGTAAAGCTCTGGTCCAATAATAACTAGAGGATCTTCTTTAGCTAAAGCATGAACATGAAGAACCGTTCCGTATAGCCTTCTAGCTAATTTTTTAAGTTCTCTGTGATGTCCCTCCAAACATTCTGCTTGTTTTTGCAAAAGATGTTTTCCGTATTTTTTAATAGCATTTCTAGAATAATCATCTAGTTTTTCCAAACAACCATCAGCAACAAGACCACTTTCATAAAAAGCAACATCTTCCCATAATTTTATCTGTTCTTCGTTCATTTTATTTACATTAGAGCATTTATTAAGAAATCAACATTTTTATTAAGTATTATTATGTCATTTCTTGGGTCAAGATTAGATAAATTTAAAAATTTTCCCGAACAATCAATTGCTGGCAAACCCGCCCGCAAATCATTGATCGGGCTTCCCACTCCAACACCGACTCCAACACCGACTCCAACTCCAACACCGACTCCAACACCGACTCCTTTGTTTCCGACTTATTTTTGGGATGATCTTATAGTTTGGGACGATAATTTAATTTGGACTGAATAAATATAAATGTATGAGCAAGCAAGTCTTACAAAATAACACATCAGCTGGCATAATAAGGTCTCAAATTAATGATAACTTTACGGAACTTTACACAAGCACGAACGGATTATCCAGTGAAGTAGACAAATTATTACCCAGCAGCACAATCGTTCAAGCTAGCTCAGCTAATTGGGATTCTGCTTATAGCATAGCTACAGCGTACGAATCTGTCTCCTCTACGTTCTTGACATCAGATTCCGATGGTCAAACCCTGTCCTTTGATGAAGGAACAAAAGAGTTGACTATCTCTAGTGGTAATACCGTTTCTTTGAGTGCCTTAATTGATGGTACAGGAATTGATACAGAAGTAAGAGCGTTAACAGCTAATTGGGATTCTGCTTATAGCATAGCTACAGCGTACGAATCTGTCTCCTCTACGTTCTTGACATCAGATTCCGATGGTCAAACCCTGTCCTTTGATGAAGGAACAAAAGAGTTGACTATCTCTAGTGGTAATACCGTTTCTTTGAGTGCCTTAATTGATGGTAGCTCTATAGTTGGAGATTATCTTCCTTTATCTGGTGGTACAATGACTGGTCCAATTTCATTCGTGCATCCATATGGTTCAAGACTTGATCAAGGTATTTACGACTCTAGTCGTGGCGGGTTATCAGGAATTTCTCTAGTATGTTCAATTGATTACGATTTCAATTGGCAAGCTGGGTGGATTACAGCATTCCAACAGGATCGTTTAACCCCTATGCCACTATATATTGATAGCGGAGCGGGTACATCTTTAAGAGTTTGGAACGGAGCATATGTTGGAGATGGAACTGGTACTGAAATTACTCATACTGGAATTACATTTGCTGATAGCACAACTCAAACGACCGCATTTACTGGAGGATTTTTACCACTAACGGGCGGAACAATAACTGGGGATTTGATTCTTTCTTCTCTAGAAGTTGGTTCCGGTGTTGGTACGGTGTTCTTTGTAGGAGACGGTAAAGTTGGCGTCAATACAGAAACTCCTAATGCCGAGTTAACAGTGAATGGTTCAATTAGTTCAAATAATACGATTTACGATTCTGTGGGTAGTTCTGCTGATTGGAATTCAGCTTATGAGGTTGCAACTGCTTATACTGCTGCTTCTTCTACTTTTCTTACCACAGAAACAGACTCTCAAACACTAGCCTTTAATGAGATAACCAAAGACATTTCTATTTCAAGTGGCAATGTGGTTTCTTTAAGTGCTCTTGCTGCAAATCCAGTTTACCAAGCCACATATTACAAGACTGCGCAACAAAATCTTATCAGCGGAAACACAGATATCACTTTCGATGGTGACGCATCATGGAATAATCATAATGGCTATATCACCCACGCTGCAAACTCCGCTGATTTTGTTGTAGTTCAATCGGGACTATATCAACTAGAGTTTAATGCAAGCGTAACAGCAAATGGTGCTTCATGGAATGCGAGTGCCAATAAAATTATTTCCATAGACATTACCCGTCCTCCGATTGCCGAACAAGCTGCTATCCAACAAACGGCTAATTGTGCAACAGGTCAATTTTACGCTCAAAATGTAAACTCTTCTTTTTATCTGCAAGCTGGCGATATTATAAATCTCAAAGTTTTTGGCCTTTTTTCCACCGCAACTCCTTTTGTTTCTCCTTTGACAAATACATTTGACTTAAATACTTGGTTTTCTTGGAGATTTATTGGTTAGATTTGATTGCGTCTTTTTCTTGCCAGTATTTTTCTGTCGAGTCATCACAAGCTTTATACCCATCTTGTCTTGCTTGTTTGTAAGAAAGAGTTCTGTACCAACCACCTTTTTGGCAAATGGTTCCTGAATCCCCAGTTACTTCGCATGTTCTTGCTGAAGCGGCTTCTGCTTCCGTAATAATATCATCAATAATGTCTCTCTCGATGTCGCTATCACTATAAACATTAGTATAGAAAGAAAGTGTTCCAAATTTTTCTTTAATTTGGCTTGCAACGACTTGCACCTCTCTACCATCCTTTGAGCATATATCACAAAAGTACTGAAGCTTTTCCATACATTTATCAAGAAGCTTATACCAACCATCGCCGTGTTCCATTCCCCACGCCATACAAGTCTGCATCATATCTCCTTTATAGTCTCTAAGGATTTTAGGATATTTTTTGACGAGTTCGAGTTCAAGTTCTTCTTTCATAAAGGGAAGTATAAAACCTTTAATTTATATGTCAACTCAAAATCCATCAAAATTTTTGTTTAGCATTTCTTCTTCTGTTGGTTTTTCCCAGCACCAATTTTTATAATCCCAGTGCCGAGAGTCATAAATGCTAACATCTAACTCCCAACCAAAAAGGTTAATATTAAACCTCAGTCCTGCATGATCTTCTCCATGGGAAGTAAATTTAAATTCAACCTGTAATAGATAACTGTTGCTGTAAAAGGTTTCAATTTCCAAATGTTTGTTTTTGGAAAGACGTCTATAAAACATTATATACTTTTCCCATTTATCTTTTTTAGTAAAAAAATTGATAATAGAAAAATTAAAGTACATACTATTTTACAAAGTATACTGCAGGAGTTTTAAAAAGTTCATCTTCTGAAGAATCTTCATACTTTCCATAATACCATTCTCTTTGAAGAGGGCCAGTTACTTGAATTTGTTCAATGTTGCTCATTGTATCATAGCCACCTTCATAACCATCAAACACCACTAACGATTCTTGATCTACTTTTTGTAATATCTCTATCAGTTCTTTAACTTTCATATTTTTGTTCTATTAATTTAAACCATTGTTGCTTAGTAATTTCTTTGTTATCCAGAACGGCAAAAGCATAACTAGAATTTTCATTATAGTTTCTTTTTATCATTACAGCTTGCTCTTTTCTGGTTTCAACTTTTCTTATATCATGCACCATTTCAAGGATGCTGTCAATATATCTTTTTGCTTTTTCTCCAGCTTTGCATATTTTCTCTATTTCATCTTTCAATTGAACAGCTATCTCATAATCAAATTCTGTTTCAATTTTTACATAAAAGTCTTCTGCAGAGAGCATTCCTTGTTCGATATAAAATTCAATAAGATTGTTGGTTGAACTCAGCTGTGACTTGATCCGATGACAAAACACATACCAATCAGACTTTAATTTGATTCTATTTTGATTGTTGTTGTATGATACAACAATTCCTTCTTTGCCCTTCAAATTCTTAATGTGTTGTGCAATTTCAGAAAGTTTTGTTGTGCTGCTAAAAGTAAAAGTCTGAGGAGTTTGTATTGGTCCTATTTGTCTCCAAATATCAGTCATTTCCGAAGACGAAACAACGGTCATGTTATTTTTGTTTATTCCTCCAAGCAAATAAAAATCTACTTCTTTTGGTCTTACGACGATTACATTGTTTGGAGTAACAAGTTCAAAAAGAAGTGTTATATGTGGGTTCTCTTTTAAGAACTCAACAACTTTTGGATGCTTTTGTGGAAGCAATTCAAAGTCCAAAGCGTTATTCTGGGTAGCATATGTAACCGTACCTCTCGTTCTCATAGAGAACTGATTATTGACATAATCACAAATTACAAGAGTACCATCTATCTTGTCAACAAAACGCCAATCATTGTGGCCATCCAAGTTTGGATAACATTCTGGTTTTTCTCCAAAGTTAAAAAATTTTGGCCATCCTGAAGACAAAACATTTCCTTCCTTATCTACAACCAGAGAGCGAAAGAATAAGTTATTGTTATTCCACTTTGCGTCCATTTGCGGTGTTATTAAATAACACTCTAGTCCACAAAACGTATTTGGAACTATATTAAAATAACCTTCTTCTATTGGAAGATGAACTTTCATTTAAATAAATTACTCTATTTTATTAAAAACATCAACCAGAAATAAAAAACCGAACAAACAACAAAAGTTAAAATGGCTAAAATTTGCTTAGCTTTTGTGTTCATAAGTTAAACATTCTGTGCCTTCTCCAACTTGTTCTATACTTTATAATCCAATCGAAAAGAGCTTTATCGAAGCCAATGTCATATCCTTTCTTCTCGCTTTCAATCCACTTGTGCTTTAAAATTTCTTGTCTTTCTTCAACAAATTCTCTATAAATTAAAGAATTAGCCAAAGAAATTTGGGTTCCTGTTAACGACATCATAGCAATACATACTTATTCTAAAGCCGAAATTCCCAAATTTCATTGATATTTAACAACCTGTGCGTACAGTTGTTTATGTTTTCAGTCCAAGAGGAATGAAAGTGTCCATACAAATGAAAAGTTGGGGCACAAAGTTCAAACATGCTATTCATCATTCCTCTTTCGTTTGTTAATTCTTCTAAGAGTTGTTTATCTTCTCTAGCCCACCCATAAACTAATTCATTAAACTGTTGAGGAAAACACCAGGAAGGTGCAGTGTGAGTTACTAAAATATCAACTTTTTCGCATTTATCCTTGTTGAAATTTACATGCTCTCCACTCCAATAAGAAATTCCTTCTTTTCTTGCCAAGCGATCAATCGAAATGGCTCCACCAATAAATTGAATCTTCTTACCGCTATATTCCATAACAGTATAATCTTCAATTAACTCGAAATTATCGCAACAAATTCTATTTTTTCCTTTAAAAAAATACGGATTGTCGTGATTACCTCTAATGCCGTAAAAGGTTATATTTCTTTCTTTAAAGTACTCGTCAAGTTTTTTTGCAAGATTATACTCATATTCTTTCTTATATTTAAATCCAATACCCAAATCCCCTACGGAAATTATGTGGCAGTTTTCTAGATTTTTGTTTTCAGCCAAAAAGAACAACTCACTCCAATTTCCATGGTGATCTCCCAAAAACAAAAGCGGTTTGCCCTTGTCTAACGTTTTTATATCATTATTCGTCTTCATCTTTTCTTTCTTCTTGAATCTTCTTTTCTTCTTCTATTTTTTCAGTCAACACGTTTCTCAGAGTATTCAATGCTTCTTCATAAGAAGAACACTCTATTTCTTCAAAATCATGTAAAATATAACCATGATGTTGTACGGTGTAAACTGGAGAGTAACCATAACTCCATCTTGTTTCTATATACCAATGGCAGTCTCGGTCTTTATGGTGATCTTTTCCTATAAGGAAATACCACTCATCAGTTAATTTTGTAATTTCATTTATAATAGCGCTCATAACATTAACCTCTTAACGCTACTATAAACTTCATTCTATTCAACAAGAAGTTTAAAAATTTTAAACGTTTCGTATAATGTCGTACCAACAGCAGCAATTAAAAATAAGATCCAAGCAATTTTATCAAACATACACATTATACTTTATAAATTGGTTTTGGTTATTCAACCAAAACGAGCGCCAAAAAAAGTATGTTTTTAATTTTTATTTTTGGTGTAAGTAAATTAAATGAACTTTCCAAATAATTTGACGCCACGAGGCCAACAAGTCATTAACAACGCTGTCAAGGAGGCCGTCAAATTAAAGCATAGCTATGTAGGAACAGAACATTTACTCTTAGGGCTTCTCAAGCTTAATCAGGGTTTAGCTATTATTGTGCTATCTAAATTGGGAGTTGATGCCCAAACTGTTTATGAAAAAATTGTAGATCGCGTTGGAGAGGGTTCCGGAAACGTTTCAAAGGAAATACCGTTTACTCCAAAATTTCAAAGAACGATTGCTTCCGCCTCAAAGGAAGCTAAACACATGGGACACTCTTATGTCGGTACTGAACATATTTTATTAGGATTAATCAAAGAAAAAGAAGGAATTGTATCAAAAATATTTGAAGAATTGTCAGTAGATTTAGATGAAGCTAGAGAAGATATTTTAGCAGAGATTGATCCCAACTACGAAAAACAACTTGAGCCTGCTGGAGGACCTAAATCTTCAGATGATAATGAGAAAAAAATCAAAACTCCAGCTCTCAAAGCATATGGAAAAGATCTCACAGAACTATGTAAAGAAGGCAAAATAGATCCGGTTATAGGCAGATCTGTAGAAATTGAACGAGCTATACAGATTCTTTGTCGCAGGTCCAAGAACAACCCAATACTAATTGGAGAAGCGGGTGTTGGCAAAACAGCAATCGCTGAAGGGTTGGCTCAAGAGATTGTAAAAGGAAACGTACCGCTGCTACTACAAAACAAAAAGATAATTTGCTTAGATATGGCTCTAATGGTTGCTGGTACAAAATATAGAGGCCAATTTGAAGAGAGATTGAAAAAAGTAATGGAAGAAATTAGAAGCGCTAAAAATGTAATTTTGTTTATTGATGAAATTCATACCATTGTTGGAGCCGGTTCAGCAGAAGGAACAATGGATGCTTCAAATATGTTTAAACCCGCTTTGAGTAGAGGAGAACTCCAATGCATTGGGGCAACTACATTAAAAGAGTATAGAAAGTATATTGAGAAGGATGCTGCACTTGAAAGAAGGTTTCAACAAGTAATTGTACTACCCCCTACAATCGAAGAGACTATAGAAATTTTAAAAGGTATTAAGTCAAAATACGAAGAACACCACCATGCTGTTTTTACTGAAGAAAGCTTAAATGCAGCAGTAAACCTTTCTGAAAGATATATTACAAATCGGTACCTTCCTGATAAGGCCATTGATTTAATGGACGAAGCTGGTTCACGAGCCAGGATCCAAGCAATGATCAAAGTTCCTGACACAAAGCAACTCGAACAAGATATTGCAAATCTTGCTAATCAAAAAACAGAAGCCATAAAACAGCAACAATTTGAAGAAGCAGCTAAGCTGAGAGACAAAGAAAACAAGCAACTTGAGAATTTTAAAAACATTCTTGCAGAATGGCACTTGGCATCAAAAAACCAAAAAACTGTTATTGTTAACGAACGTGAAATAGTCGAAGTTGTTTCTAAATGGACTGGTATCCCTTTACAAAAATTGGATTCAACTGAAACCAACCGTTTACTGACAATGGAGAATATTCTTTCAGAAAAGGTTATTGGACAATCAGAAGCAATCACTTCTGTAAGCAAAGCTCTGCGACGATCGAGAGCTGGTTTAAAGGACCCAAAGAGGCCCATCGGTTCATTCTTGTTTTTAGGTTCTACGGGAGTCGGTAAGACCCATCTCACTCAAACGTTGGCTGAGTTTATGTTTGGAACAAGAGACAATCTAATTCAATTCGATATGTCCGAGTATATGGAAAAGGCTTCGGTATCTCGTTTGATCGGAGCACCTCCTGGTTATATTGGTTACGAAGAAGGGGGGCAACTTTCAGAAGCAGTTATGCGTAAACCGTATTCTGTTATATTATTTGACGAAATCGAGAAAGCTCATCCTGACGTAATGCATTTGTTGTTACAAATTTTAGAGGAAGGAAAACTTACAGACTCATTAGGCAGAAAAATTAATTTCAAAAACACTATCATAGTAATGACATCAAACGTTGGAGCCGAGGTTGCTAAAAAGCAAACAACAATGGGATTTGGAGCTCCCTCTATAGAGGATAAAGCTATATCAAATGGAAAGATTATGGAAGAGGTCAAGCGAGTGTTTAAACCTGAATTTCTAAATAGAATAGAAAGTTGTATTGTTTTTCAATCGCTTAATAAAGAGGAACTTACTAAGATAGCTAATATTGAACTTGAAAAGGTAATATCAAGATTGAAGGACAAACAACTTGAGCTCATTATGAGCAAAGAGTCTATTGAACTATTAATTGAAAAGGGATACGAGCCTGCTTATGGGGCTCGTCCAATGAGACGGGCTGTAGAAAAGTATGTGGAAGATCCATTAGCAGAAGAACTGTTGAAAGAAACATTTCCTTCAGGAAGCAATATTCTAGCGAGCCGGGATGGAGATGTAATTGTTTTTTCTTTAAAGCCTAAAAGCAAAACAAGAAAAGCAAAGTAGCTTACAAATTTCTATTGTAGTTTTCTTCTTTAAGAGAATGAATTAAACGTTGCTTCGTTATATTAAATTCCTCAGTAATTTTGTTAAAAACCTCTTCGTTGAAGTCGTTTGTTGTTTGCATCAAAGCTAAAGCTGTTCCTTTATCTACAAAGTTTTTGCATAACGCCTTTGTGAAAGAACTGCAATTCAATCCTTCTATCTTTCGAGCAAGGTCGTTGTATTGAACTATTACATCGTAGGCTCGTTCTTTTGTAATAACAGGAATTGTTCTTTGTTCTTGCTTTAGTGGCCACCTCTCTACTTTCGGGGTTGGCTTTGGTGTAGGAGTTGTAACAGTTTTTGAGGCAAACCTTACACCTTCTAGTGGAGTAGTAATACTTACGGATTGATGAGATTTCTTTGACTCGATAACCAGCGTTCCTGGCCTGTTTGTGGGAGCAGTAGCTGTCGCCACCTTCGGAGAGGGAGCAGGACGGGCTGGGTACGTTTTTGTTTTTGGCTTTGCAGACACAGGCCATTGATCTGGCTCTATTTTACTGTTCAGTAATTCAGTTCTTTTGAGCTCTCTGGCTATTTTAGCTTGGTTGGCTCTCCAAGAAGAAAACTGAATCACAGCAATACATCCTATTACGTGAAGAATTATTACTATAAAAAAAGCAGTTTTAAAACTAATTGCCTTTGATCTTTTCATTTTTTACTAGTTTAAATGATCAAGAAAGCAGAGTCAACGATAAATTTGTTTTGAAAATCTCAACTTTTCTTATAAATAACATTATGAAACAATTTGATCAGGTGTTTGAAGAGGTTTTATTCACTTTAAAAGAACAAGAGCAAAGACCAACAGATGATTTAGAATTCAACATACGCACAATGGTTTTGAAATTACAAGATCCCATTAACGGATATATCGGCAAAGATCGCTCTGCTAACGAAATTGTTCAAAGCATTTTGCTTAACAGAAACGTTCTTGATATTGGGGCTGATAAATTAAATTATCTACCAAAGGTTCGTTTGCAATTTGGGCAATCAAGCAATGTTGACGACTTCAACGTCGAGGCAACGGTGTTAGCAAGCAGCAGCAACGCCATTTCCGAAAAATCTAAAAAATTTGTAGGTAATCAGTCTCCAGAATCAATTTGCGACGAAGTAGTTGCATATCTCGACAAAGTTAAAATGGAAGCCAGCACTGGGGATGCAGCAGTAAAGAGTGCTCCAGAAACTAATGCACCAGTTCAGCCAGGAGCAGAGAAGTCAGAATTACCTACAGGAGCCAATCCAGAATTAGCTAACGCTCCATCTCAAAAACCACCAGTTGCATAGTTGAATGGATATTAAAAGCAACATAGAGTTTTTCTGGAAAAGCTTTCTTAGCAGGCCTGCAAGTTCAATACCAAAAGGAGCACAGTGGGCAATATCCTTTTTAGATCTGGAAGCAAAAATTCTTCCTTCAATCAATGAAGCATATAAATACGAGCCAATTCCTTGGACGATTGATGAACTTTCCGTCAAGTCTGTAATAAACGAAGAACTACACGGAGCAAAAGGTTGTATGTTTGCTCAAGCTATTTCTCTTCCTGGAGAATCTCATCAAACCAATACTGCTGGAAATATACAATCAAATGCTCTCATACGAGCCCGTGTTGGTGGAGGACGTAATGAGTTTGGTCTTCTTAAAATTACTTTTTTAGAAACAAACGTATCATTTGTAGATTCGTTTTTAAGAGGATGGGCTTTAGCTACAGCAAATTTTGGAATGATTGCTAGAAAAGATGGCGATCCTCTCAATTACCGTACATCGTTAATTTGTAATAAATTTGGAATAGGGGTTGATGGGCCGTTTATTACTCAACAAATTTTATTTGAAGGTGTTTGTTGCACTTCTGTATCTAACGAAGAGTACAATTATACTCCAATCGCTGGACAGCCAATTTTACGAGAAGCAGAATTCGTGTTTAATAGTTACTCTATTGACACAACACAAATTCCTAGTACGGTTTCTTCAAATCCTTATCCTACTACTTCAAATCAAAATGCTACCAATAACAACCAAGCGTTTGTTGGAGGGGGAGGTTCAGTACAAGCTTCCATTCCAACGGCCCCATAAAGTTTTGGTATAAATGAAATTTCAAACAAATTTAATTGAAGGACCAATTTCGTTTTCTGAACTTACTGTACGAGATTATAAAGAACTGCTAAAGTGTATTTTAGGAGACGACCCCAATAAGCAAACTTTTGTAGAAACCGTTTCGGAAGTGTTTTCCAATCTTACCAAAAAATCAGAAGAAGGGTTTAAGAACTTAAACGCTTTGGATTTTTTAATTTTCTTAATAGATTTAAGAATATATACTGGAGGAAACATTTGTGGCGTAACTGTAAAGAAAAACGAAAAGGAGGCCAAATTAAATCTTAATCTTGAAATGTTGAAAAGAGATTTGATTAAAACGTTTTCTCAGTTTTATCTTGTTATAAAACACGAAGCACTAGAGATTAAATTTCAATGTCCTTCAATAAACAGGTTGTTAGAAAAATCAAAAAACGAAGAAGAATATTTATACTTTATTAAGAGCGTGATGATATCTAGTGGTAAGCAAATGTTTATTAAAAACAACCAAGAAGCATCTGAATTGTTTGACAAGTTGATGCCTAAATTATCTTTGCAAATTATAGAAAAATATAATGAGTTTGCAAAAGCATGTTTAAATACAAATTTTTTATCTCGCTATAAAATAACAGAATCTTCTCTCATGTTCACTCCTACAGTAGAGAGCTTAATTTGGTTCTCCAAATTGCTTTTTAACGAACCTTTAGATGTATTTTACAACAATTTGTTTTATCTTTGTTATTATGGTCACATGAACCTGGCACACATAGAACAAGGAACGGTTGGAGAATACACATACTATGTTAACATGCTGAGATCTGTTCAAGAGTCTAAATCTGAACCCCCACCAAGTGAAAGTTTTTCAGTAGACTCTGAAGAGCCTTCAAGTTAAATAAAGCTAATTATGAGTTCCGAAAACAAAGAATTTTATGACCTTCTTAATACAATTACTCAAGAACAGACGTTCTCTCTAGAGTTAATTAACGGAGAAGCAATTCAATGCAAAGAATTAACGACATCCCAATTAAAAGATTTAGTCAAAGCGGTTGTTGACTCTCCAGTAACCCAGGCTGTCTTTAACACAACTGCTTCTAGGGTGTTTGAGTCATCAATTGTCTCTTCTGCTCAATCTCCTCTGACAACACTTGACCGGACCTTGTTTATCTTACAAACAAGAGTCAACTCATTATCCCCTACAATAACAATTACAAGTGGAGATAAACAAGTTACTGCCGATTTAACAAAAATTATTTCGGATGTCAAAAATACAATAAAGGAAAATTCCTCTCTTTTTGAGACAAAAACAACAACGGTCGGAAAGCTTGCACTCACTTTTGGACCACCGCTATTAACTGCTGAACAGCAAATGAATGTTGACTACTACAAAGTTAATGAAGAAATTGACGTACAGAACGTAGAGGAGCTAAGAAAGCTTATTGGAGAGGCTTTTATAAACGAGATTGCCAAGACACTAAGAACATTAACGATTGAAGAAAAAACACTCGATTTTAGTAGTGTTACATTTAAATCACGTATTAAAACAATCGAATCTCTTCCTGCAGCAGCAGTTCAAGAAGTAATCAAATACATCGAAACATACAAAAAATTAATAGATGAATGCTTCGTAGTAGATGGCGTTACTGTTCCAGTAGATGGGTCGCTGTTTTCGCTTCGTTAGTATAAGTATTTGGCAGGATGGCTGCCCAAATTACAGTTAAAGACGTTGCTTCAGCAGTTGCTTTGCAAATTACTGAACAATTAAAGCTGGAACCTAGCGAATTTTTGACTAAGTTGATTGAACGCACATCGACTAAGGTCGTTAAACAACTATCAATAAAGCCCAAAGCAACTTCGTCTAAGGAAGCAGAATTACCTAAATCTGAAGGAGATACAGGTAAAAACGACAAAAATTCTTTCAAAAAAGTTGAAGAGCACCTATCATTTATCCGTAAAACGCTAGACAAAGTATTTGACTCTACAGGCAATCCTGACAAGCCAGATAAGTTACCAAATGTTTTTAAAACTCAAATTAGCAAGTTAAAAGAAGCCTTAACAAGCGATCCTTCGAAAGAGACAAATAAACCAGTAGCAGAACACGTAGAGAAGGCTTTACCTGCAATTGTTAAGCCCTCCGTTGAAGCAGCAGTTAAGGTTACAGAAGACAAAGCCAGTGAGGAATGGAGACCTGGTCAAGACAAGAAAGCACCAGCAACCCCTCCTCCTCTTCCTCCACCTCCTCCTGATAAGGAATCTTCTGCAAAACCAACCCCCGCAACACCACCTGAACGCAAGTCCTTAATAGCCAAAGATGAAGTGACGAACGTTAGAATTATGGGCTATTCGCCAGAGGGGTTAAAGTTCTTTACTGATGTATTGCCAGTTGTGCTTGCTGATAAGTTTAAAAATTTGTTCAAACTCATGAAAGGAAAGGATGGAAAACAATCCGGACCTAGTGACACTTCGAGCATGTCATATGGATTTAAGCAGTTGGCTGGACTGGCTGGACTAGTTACCTTAATCTACGGCTTAGAAACAGAAGGGCCATTTAAAGGACTCGCAAAGCTAGCCAGCACAGGATTATTAAAAGTTTCTGGATTTACTAAATTAGTTCAAGGGTTTACTGACAACATTATAAATTATCTATTAAAATTACCAAGAACTCTTATACATAGCTTTTCAAAATCTATAACTGGAATTTTCGGTAAGGAGGCTGGAAAAGCTGCTCTAAAAACAGGGCTTGGGGCACTAAAGGGATTCATACCAAAAATGCTATCAAAAGCGTTGGGGATATTTAAAAAAGTGCCTTTCGTGGGAAGTTTAATTAGCTTAGCGTTTGCAGTATCTAGATTTAGATCAGGAGATTATGTAGGAGGCGGAATAGAAATATTATCAGGTATAGCTGGCTTATTTCCAGGAATTGGCACAGCGGTTTCAGTTGGCTTAGACGCGTTAAATGCTGTTCTTGATATCAAGGCTGGAGGAGCAACAGGAAAACAAACTGGAGCTAAATTAGACATTTTAAAAGATATGGGAAAATGGGTTATAGACAAACTCAAGATAGTCCCCTTCATCGGTCCTCTCGTCAAAGCTATAGAGCATTTCAGTAAAAAAGAATGGTTAAAAGGGTTTAAACAAATAGCTTATATATCTCCTATTTTTGAATATATTGGAGGGTTGTTTGGAGATACAGAAGCAACTAGTATAGCGGGCTCTGGCGGACAAAAAGTAGGAGAATTTTTAAAAGATATTGGCAAAGCACTTAATGATGCCATGATTGGAATGCTAAAAGGTTGGTGGAAGTCAGCAAACTCCGGTATTAAATGGATAGCCGAAAAGATTCTTCCAGCTGATATCATTAAACAATTAAATGAAGGCGACGCCCCGACTGACACCCAACAAATAGAAAAACAAGCCCAACCTCCCCAACAGTCTGCCTCACAACCAAAGACAGAACAACCTGTTACAGCAGCTCGAGAAGCAGGATCGTCTCTAGGTGCTGAAAAATCCAGACAAATTCAACAAAATAGAGAAAAATTAAATAACCCCCCGACTGGTGCATCACAACCAAAGACAGAACAATCTAATTCTCTTCCTGATCCTAAACAATTAAGTCAATACTCAGAAGAAGAATTAAACAAGTTTTCAAAAAATTTAGAAAAACGGTTTGATCAAAATAATACCGACAAACAATTAGATTATTATTTAAATTTATATGATCTTGTAAACAAAGAACAAAACAATAGATTCAAACAAGAATCTGAAGAACTAATTAAAAAAACAAAAGAATCTATACAGCCAGTACCTCCAACTCCTGCTACTCCAGTTTCTGCAACAGAGAAATTAAACCAAATGAAAGTAGCAGAAGCAAAGAAACGGCGAGATTTACTTTTAGCTGCAGCTAAAGAGCAAGGTCTTGATACGTCATCTGGAGAAGTTTCTGGCGTAGTTCGTGGAAAAGAAGTATTGTCCGTTGAAACAACTCCTAGCCAACCAGCTAAAGCTCCAACTCCTGCTACTCTACCAAAGACAGAACAGCCTGTTGCTTTCAACAACGATGAGTTTGAAAACAAAAGAAAAATGGTTGCTGCAGCTACAGAGGCTCTTAAGAGAGGAGATAGCGAAGAAGTTAGGAGAATAACTAAAGAATTCAAGGAAAAATATCCACAAGCTCCAACTCCTGCTACTCCAGCTAAAGAACCCAGTGATGCTTACACTAAATATATAGTAGCAGAAAATAAAAAGAGAGCAGAGCTATTAAAGCAAGCAGCTAAAGAGCAAGGTCTTGATACGTCACCTGGACAAGCTTCTGGTGTAGTTCGTGGAAATGAGGTCTTGTCTGTTGAAACAACTCCTAGTCAACCAACTAAAGCGCCGACTCCTGCTACTCCTAAGAGACCTGAACCAAACAAAGGTCCCGATATTGTTTCTTCAGCACTTAAAGAACACACAAAACAAGCTCAAACAACAAGCCGTCTTATAGATTACACTAAAGAAGTGGAAAAAGCACAGGAAGCGCAAGACTTTAATAAGCTTAGACAAATCAGAAAAGAAGTAAAAAAACTAAAACAAATTAAAACGAACAAGGAATTAGATACGTTTATTGAAAACATAAGCAAGAACGACCCATTGTACGAAGAGCTAAATTTACTCAAAACCCGAACTTTAGGAGATGATGATCCAGTATCAAAGCAACAAGGCGCTCCTCCACAACCAACAACAGCCAAACCAATTGAGCAGCCTTCTTCTAACGTTCCTTCGTTATCAAGTGAAGCTAACAAGAGTTTGCCTAAATGGACAAAGGATGCAGTAAACGAAACTCTTCCTAAAGAAGAGCCAACAACCTTTGACAAGGAAATCAAAAAGCAAGAGCAATTTTCTTCTACGGTAAAAAAGAAACAAGAAGAGATTGGAAAAGAAATTGCTAAATCCAAAGAAGTACTAAAAGGATATAAAGAAAAACAAAACAACACAGAATACAATCCAAAACAGATAGAATATTGGACTAAAAAACGAGAACAAGAAGAAGCCAAAATAGAAGAGCTAGAAGAAAACAACCTGCAATTGATTAGAGAGCTAAATGCTTCAGAAAAAAAACTAAACGATGCAAAAGACTGGACACAAGTAAAAAAGGATATTCCAGACGACACCAGCGTTGATGAGGATATGAATAAGTTTAGAGCGGACACGACCTCTAAGATTATTAATCCACCAAATCCAACGGAAAAGGTAAGCAAAGACATTACCACGTCTTCTGTAAACAAACCAGAAAACAAAATATCTCCAGCTCCAGTTCCTTCTGCAGCTCCGCTAACAGTTAATAATCAAAATACTCTGAACTTGTCTCCAATAGTAGAAAAGCTTGCTGCTAATTCAGATGCATCCGATAAAAACATGGCAAATCTAGCTAATGGGTTCAATAATATGGCTAAAGCATTAGAGAAGGTTGGCTCAGCCGTTGGAGAAAAAGTGAAAGTTCCTCCAGTTGTCGTGCAAAATGCTCCGAAACAACCTGAACAAAATACTGTAGGAACAACAGAAGTCGCTAAACAAGGTAATCCAGCAATAACAGACTTTAGAGGAATGGTTGAAAATTATAGACCAATCCCAGCATAATTGACAGTAAGTACTATTTATGGAGAATAACAAATCTAGAGCAGGAGCAGCTGTTACAGATAACTCTGCAGAAAGTGTAACAGCTGCAGCAACCACCGCAACCAAGACGTTGTTTGGTTCGGCCTTAGCTAGAGCATCAAAAGCTGACGTAGACAATGCCGGAGCTGCATCCAATTTTGATGGAAATAATAAAACGTTTAATATATTAAAAGATTATGAATGGACTTTGTCTCAACACAAGACGAGAACCGATTTACCTTTTATAAAATTGTCAGAACATAGACAAACAGAAGGGTCTATTATGACTATGCTTAATTTTTACGGAAAAGGTCTTGCTGGAAGCGTTCAAGATGTTGCAGGAGAAGTACCCAAGATTGGAAAATTTTTAGAGCCAGTTGCAGCGACGATAAACAAGTATGCAGGAGCTAACCGTGGGGGGTTGTTGACAGTGTATGAAGATATTTTTCCGGATCGACCAACTCAATTAAAGTATGTATTTCCTTATTTTGCAAAGCAATATATGGAACTCAACACTCCTAACTGGACACAAACAGACGGTGCCGCAAGTGCTTTGGGCGATGCTGGCGGAGGAGCGTCTGATGCTGCTAGTAAATTTGACGGGTTAAAGGGATTTTCTAAGGCTTTAGACGTAGTTAGTGCTGCTACTGGTTTTGCGGGAGCAATTGGAGAATTGGCTTTAAAAAATGCTTATCCTAAAGTTGGTGTTCTTGATAGACCTAGAATATTTGCAAGTCACTCTGAAAGAGGATTAAACATTGAATTTCCTTTATATAATACAAAGAACTCAGAAGATTGGATAAGAAACGTCAACTTCTTGAATGTCTTTATGACTCAAAATTTATTTAATAAAAGAGACTACATTACTGGATATAGTCCTTGTTATTATAGAGTATTAATTCCTGGACAATATTTTTGCTTTGCTAGTTGTGTCACTAACATTGCTGTAGAAAATTTAGGCAACGTAAGAATGATGCCTTTCGAGAAAACAAAAGTGGCTGTACCTGATGCGTATCAGGTAAAAATACAAATGACGGAGATGGTAATGCCTAGCTTAAACCAATTTCAAGCAATTTTTGATGGTACAGCTGATTCAAAAGTACAAGTAGAAGAATAACAAATGAAACAAAATTCAATAACTAGTTTAAATAGATTGAAAACCGAAAACTACGAAAATATTTTTAATGTTTATCGAGAAGAAAACGGTTTGTATTATTACAATTTAATTCAGACCGTTGTGTTTCCTTCGAATTTACCAAAAGGGTTGTTTAGTGTATATGAAATTGGTCATGGAGATTCATGGCCTTACATTTCACATAAAGTATATGATAATCCAAACTTATGGTGGGTCATTTTGTTAGCAAATCAAATCGACAACCCAACTAACAACCCAGTGCCCGGCTCTTTATTAAAGATTCCTAGAACAAATATTGTAAAAGAAATTTTAGCTCAAATCAAGAAAGGATAAGACATGTCGTCTCCAAAGTATTCCACTACTAGCGTTAAAACTCAAAAATATAACGATTTAACTCATGAAATGGAATTATTTCTTGACAACAGTGGTAACTTTGAAGGAATAGAAGGCTCTAAATATCATATTAATCCTGCTTCTGTTTTAAACTTAACTATTACAGACACATACAATACTTGGGTTGCAGAAGGAAGTTTGACCTTTTTGTATATGCCTGATGACGTTCCTGTAGATGTTGCTGGGCAGTCTTCTCCGACAGCAACAAAGGGAGCTTTGGATAATGGTTCTTTGCTAAAATCTTATCAAATACGCGGAGACGGTTTTGATCTTCTGCGTGTAAGAATCTCTCCAAAAATTGATCCAAAAGAAGCATCAAGCGGAAGTCCGTTGAACATTAACAATGAGGACCCAAAGTGGTGGCTCTCATATCTATTTTCCGTGTACGACATTGAAGATATCAGCGAAGTTCCACAGACTCTTGGTCCAGCCGCCTTTTATATGAAGTGTGTTAAAATGCACTTTAAAGACGTAAGACGACAAATACTTAAAACAACAAATTTGGAATATTCTACTTCTTACAGTAGTCAATATGCTCCTAATTTTAATTCAGGATTAGCAACAGAGGGAGCTTTAAAAACAGGAGAAGCGATTTTAGATATTTTAAATAACGTTATCGGTTCACCAGAAATGGGCGGTTCGGAAGAATTTCTTCAACCTAAAGAGGATCCAGTTAATTGGGATCCAGGAGCAAATTATCTCTTTTACACATCTCCTGCTAATTTTAGTGCACTTGATGACATAGATTATTTGTATTCCCATCACATTAGTAGCAAGCCTCTTAAGAATAGTAACGTGAGAGATCTGTCAATCATGCATACTCGCAGAGCTGATGTTGCTGGTTACATAGAACCGTTAACAATTACTCCAGTTTCAGATCTTTTTGAAAAGTCTGGCAGTGAAAAAGATAAACCCGGAGAACTTCAATTAGAACATTTTTTTGTAACATCGGCTGCTCAAGAGAAAAGTCCCGAAAAAACAAAAGATCCAACCAAACTATTTAAAGCCCCAATTAGTGATAACAAAGATAGCGGAACAGACCTGAAGACGTCTAAGTACGGTCAAATTTTAACGTATAGCTTTGTTGATATGGCTCCTCAAATAAACAGCGAAATGTTCACCACACTACCTGTGTATTCTGTTGATATCGGCACAAGAAAGTTTCGGGTTGAATTTAAACAAAACACGGTCGCCAATGCCAAAAAGCTCTTAGCAGAAAATTACATAGAAAAATTATACAAAGGTTCTAGCAGCAAACTTGAAGATTTATTTTTGCCTTCAATTCACAAAACAAAAAAAGACAGAAATATATTTCCTTTATATACGTTAAATGGAGATAATGATCCAGAAGGAAACGGTGCTCTCACGAGACAAAAAAACGGGATTGACCAGCTTCTGTACACAGGATTGTTTCAAAACGCGTGTATTTGTTTTAAAACTCTAGGTCTTACTTTAAGACAATCAGGAACTTTTATAGGAATAGATAAAGTAGATGGTTGTCTTGATAGCGATTATAACAATAAGTTATACGGTCAGTGGTTTGTTGTCAAAGTGGATCATGCTTTTGAGGCAGGAACTTATATAAATATTATATACGCAATTAAGATCCATAGACACGATCCACGTGAACAACAATTTGATAACCTATTAGAAGACGAAATACAATGACACATAAAATTAGAACATTAGCAGAAAATGGCAAATATATCGGTCAAGCATTAATTGACAATCAAGTTGTATATACAACACCACCACAAAATGACTTAAATGTAGCGTCTCGGTTGGTCACAGAATATATTCGAGGAGCTGAAGGTAATGAGCAACGAGTGTCATTTAAACCGACACCTGTTAGTCCAACATTTACTAATAACGTTCCAACACCAATTCCTACTTCTCAACCTGTTCCTAGGAAATGTTGTGGGAGAGGTTGATTAAGGCTGTAAAGCAATTGATTTCTTTATCAACTACGAACGCGTCTAATTCCATTCCTTTGGAAACGATTAGTAGAAGGCTAGTCTTTTTTTCGTAATCTAAATCTGAACTAAAGATAACCTCAAATAATTGCTTTAAGAAATTTCTATAATCATTCGAAAAGCTTTTTTCGTTCTCAATAATTTCTTTGCGTAACTTGGTGAGATCATACTTGTTAAGAATTTTCTGAAAAACCTCTTTAACAAAGCTAGTAGAAGCATCGTTTTTTATTTGCAAAGAACCATTAATAGAGAACTTCTGAACGTCATTGATAATCCTGCGTACATCAGGAAGATTTTTGCGAATGTGTTCTAGCAGTAAAGGTTTCTGTTCAGGACTAATTGATATATTTTCTTTCTGTAGAATCTCTTTAACTCTTTGAACAATTCCTTCAATAGGAGGAATCAAATTAAATATTTGTGTACGGCTTTGTAAGGCTGGAATAATTTTGAAAAGATAATTGCAAGTAATAATAAATCTCGTATTAGAAGCAAACTCTTCAATAATATTGCGCAAAGCTTTTTGGGCATCAAGTGAGATTTGATCCCCCTCATCAAGCAACACTACCTTCAACTTGCCGTCAAGTGATTTGGTTTTAGCAAATCCAGAAATCTTGCCGCGAATAGTATCAATACCGTTTTCGTCTGAAGCATTAATATATAGGTACTGACAGTCAAGAATATCATTAACAATAATTTTAGCTAAACTTGTTTTTCCGCTTCCCTGTACACCAGCAAAAAGAAGATGAGGAATCTCTTGCTTTTTTGAGAGAGACTCAAAAAACTCTCTATCGTCTTTCGATAAAACTATATCCTTGAGACTAGTGGGCCTATATTTTTCAACTAGTAGGTTGCTAAAATCATTCATCAATTATATTTTTTATCGTGTTCTGACTTTGATCCATATGAGCCATTATATTGATTAAGCATCTCAGCATCAAAGCTCAAATATTGACCAATTCGAGTTCCTTTTCTAATTTTAGCTGGACCAATAGTTACGTGAAGTACTCCCGCCATTACTCCAGAATAACCGCTGTCATATAAACCACTTGTAAGAAACAAACCATTTCTGTTAAGGCTGCTTCTAGTAATTACCCATCCAGCTTCTCTGACTCCTACTGTAATTTTATTCTCCATGATTACTTCATAGTGTCCAGGCTCAAGATAAAAAACTCCCTTGGAGTCTGGCATAATTTCATAAGAACCCCTATGACGTTTATACTCATTCTCGATTTCAAATACTTCAGGAAGGATCTTAAAAACTTTACCGAGACGAAGATCTACAGCGTTTGGTTGAATATCTTCTGGTTCAACTCCAGTTAGATCACTTTTTGTATTAAGCCCACAAACATGCTTCATATTAAAGTCCTTGTTCGTTAATCAGTTGACGTCCTGTATAAGTTTGTCCTCCTTGAGTTACTTCTTCTCGGACTTGTTGTTGACCTGCTTTAATTGCGTTGTTTTTAAGCCAGTAAACGAGCTCTGCTTGCTTGTCTGTTGGTACGATGAATGTTCCTTCGATTGTGTGAATTACGATTTGCATACTTGATGAATATACAAGCGTTTTAAAAACTGTCAACTAGGTTAAATAACATTTAGTGAATAGCGACGAAGATGATATAAATTTATTGATAAGTGAGCTTTCAAGTTTTGAAGTACCAACAAAAACTCGAGAAGTTGTACAACAGACTACTTCTTTAGAAGAGAAAGATTTGCAACAATATTTTTTAGATAAAACAAAGGCTTTAATTGATACAGGTTTGGCTACTGTTCAGGATTTAGCTCCTGCTGTAACAAGTTCTGGAGATGCAAAGGAAATGGATGCTTTGTCAAAGCTAATGGCGAGCACAGCTCAAGCGTTAGACACCTTACAAAAAACTGCTTTGATCGATAAAAAAGCAAATAGAGACGAACAATTAGAACACATTAAAATCAAAGCAAAAAAAGAAATAGCTCAACTAACAAAAGGACCTCACCAAATCACAAATAACAATATCTTGGTTGCATCTCGTGAAGAAATTATGAAAAAGCTTTTCTCTGATCAACCAGAAGTTTTAAAAATTGATAATAAATAACTAATACTATGCCAGGAGTCAAAATATCATCTTTACCATCTGCTACACTAGGAGCATCAGACATTATTCCTGCTGCAAGAGGAGGAACAACTGTGGGAGTTAATGCTTCTCAAATACTAAATCGCTTTACAAAAATAGAAACTGATGTAATTGCAATCTCGGGTCGCACTATTCATCCAAGAAATTCAAGTACAATCAATATGTCGTTCAATACGACGACTAGAGAAATTTCTTCTGACTTAGGGCCTTACTTAGATCTAAGCGGACGCACGGTTGTTTTGCCGCCAGTAATAGCTATTCCTCCTGGAGCTGTTATGCCTTTTGTTGGACAAAATGCTCCAGTTGGTTGGTTAGTATGTGATGGTTCGTTGGTTCCTAATGGTAACGGAACAGTTCAAGGCAAATCTTATAACTTTGGGCCATTACATACAGCTCTTGGTACTACATATGGACCTGAAGTAGGTGGCCAACGCAAACTTCCGGATTTAAGAGGTTACTTTGTTAGAGGTTTTGGTTCAAATGAAGATGCAACAAGCAGCGGAGTGTTTGGTCAAAAACAAGCTGATGCTTTTCAGGGTCACAAACACGGTTTACATGATCCTCAACACGGTCATACCGCCTCAACAAATTTAACAGGAGCTCATGATCATAAGACGTTTGGCAGCGGAACTTTACCAACCTACCTCGAAGATGGCGGATCAGAAAATCCTTGGGGATCAGGTAACTCTGCAAGTTTTGAGCAAACATATAACGTTAACGATTCAGCAATTAATACTTGTAAAACCTCTTCAGACGGCAATCACTCTCATACCGTTTCAATTGTCGCAAATTCAACTAACGTAAAAGTTTTAAGTCCGACAGGAGATCAAGCAACTGCAGGAGCAGAAGACTCAAACGGACCCGGAGGAGCTACTCCGAGAACATCTCACGAAACAAGACCAGCAAACATTGCAATGTTGTATTGCGTGAAATATTAAAATGTCAAATTCAATTAATTTATTAAATGATTACGAATGCTTAAAGGATTCTCTTCAAAAAATTAATAATAATTTTGAATTTTTAACTTCTGCTGTTCGTAGTTTCAAATCATGTTGTGATTACAAACCTTGCTGTGAACATCTCTTGATTAATCCTGTCGCTGGACGAAATGCTACATATGTTGGCTTTGGAGGATCATCAGGAGAAACACTTTATGAGCAGCACTGGATTCACAACTTTACGTGGTCTAGTAAATTCATTAATTTAAAAAAAGAAGACTTGTTAGAAAATTCAACGTATTCTGAAAATGCGGTTCGTGTTAACAACAGCATACGTTTGAGTAATGGTTTTTTTACAAAAGGCAATGTTTTTCATGATATTCCGGTTCATTATAAAGATGAAGAAAATGCTATTATTGATTGGAATGCTTATTATGAGTTTTCAATTGGAGGCAGTCAAGCAGGAGGTAGTGCCTTTAGAGATGGGCTAACCTTTATATTACAAAGCAATTCTCCCACTGCTGTTGGTGGAGGTAGCGAACAATTAGGATTTGGTGGAATTCCTTTTAGCATAGGAATTAGTTATGATACATATCAAAACACCACAAATGATACTAATGCAAACACAATAGAAATAAATGTCAATGGAAGTCTTGCTTCAATCAGAGAGGTTGTGTGTCCTTTTTCGTTGAGAGGTACTCTTGGAACAACTAAAACAATTTACAATTGGGTTGAATATCACAATGGGATATTAAACGTTTACATATCAGAGACCAGTACTAAACCTTCTTCTTCTATCATAAGTGAACCTATAAATGTTAATAGCTACTTAACAAGGTTCGCATAAGTAAAGTTACACATGCCTTGGTATACTACATCACTTGAAATATATGCTATCACCACAGCAGCAAGTACTGGCATATTTGATGACATACCTTTGCCTCCTCCCTGTGATGCAAGTCACGGCTGTAGTAAAGCTCAATTTAATCTCTTCGGAGTTCCGGAAACAGGTGCAGATATACTCTTAGGTACGATAAATTTAAATAATGCAGGAAATAAATCAGCTACAGGAGCAATAGATACTGGAGTACCCGTAGGATATGAATATTTAGGAGATCCTACATTTCGCTTTTCAAAGATTACCGTAGGATCAGCTGATATAAATCAACTCGTCCGTAGTGATGATACCTTACATTTAAGGCAGGTGTGTTCTCTTATAAGTTGCCATAGTGAAGTTGGGTGGTGGGTTGTAAAAGATACTACAACTGGAAATATACTTTTTAATGGATGTCCTGAAGGAGATGCTGCTTCTATTGTATTGCAGCTTACTCCTCCTGTAACACCGACACCGACACCGACTCCCACTCCGGAACCAACTCCTACTCCGACTGCTCCTCCTCCCCCTCCACCTGCTACACTAGCTCCTTGTCAACCATCTTTACATCCAAAGTACATAAAACCGACTGCTTTGGAAGAAGAATACGCTAAATGCATGGAAGAAACAAAAAAAGATATTCCTTCTTTAACTGGCATTCAAATAATTGATGGAGAAGAATGTATTGGAGATTCATTACAAAAAATTAATAATAATTTTGCAATTTTAACAAAAGAGTACGAGGGACTTTTAATCGACAACTGTGCTCAAAATTATAGTTGTATGTTTTGTTATACTAGTTCTGGAACAACAGCAAGATCTAGTAATCCTTATTATCCTTATGGATGCGAAACTGGACACGAAGCAGAAAAACCATTAATACGTGGTGGACTGTGGGGGCAATTTTATGGCACAACTAGTGTATATTATGAAATGACGGCTGGAAATTTCTTGCCTCTTCCCTTGACATCTCCTGTTCAGTATACTGTTTTAGACATTCAAACCAATATACCTAAAAGTGGTTTGATAGCAATCGGTTATTTTTCTCCTCCTTCTACTGGCACGTATACTTTTTATACTGAATCTAAGGACGGCTCTGGTGTCTGGCTTGGAGATAAAGCTCTAGGGTGGTCTGGCCGCACGGGTAGTAACGCTTTAGTAAATAATGGTTTAGGAACAGCTCATGCTGTGGCAACGGTAAGTGGAACAATCGCGTTAACAGCTGGAATATATTATCCAATAAGAATAGTATATGAAAATAAAAACGGAGCGGGCACATTTGAATTTTCTTGGAGTGGACCAGGAATAACTCGAACTACTGATTTGGGTTCAAGTTTTTGGTATAGAGGAGATGATACTTGGACGACAGAAACACCAGTCGGTGGCAGCGACTTTAGAGGTAATCTAGGTTATCCTACTACAGACTCTACAAGCAAATATTATAAGCTATGGGATTATCAAAGAAGTGCAGCAACGATTCCTTGGCAAAGTCCTGAACAATTGCTTGGTATAGATTTTTATCTCAAACGAGATTCTCAGGTAATTGACTCAGCTCCTCATTTACGAGTAAATGTATATCAAGAGCCTACAACCACTCCTTACTATCCATTGCATTACGGTAAAACTTCTTCTGTGTTGTTAACTTCTGTTTATTACGACTTAACTAATGTTACAGAATGGACCAATCACAATATCGCTCCACCTAAAACAGCTGAAATTAATAAACCGCTGTGGGTTGAGTTTACACGTTTGCCTGAGCTAACGTACAATCCTCTTGCACCAAAAACTATAAATTCTCAGTACATATTCAGTAATTGGTATAGATTTTCTCATTGCGCCGCTACAGGCAGTACTACCCCATGTTATCCTAATCATGTCGATCCTTCAACTGGATATTGGGCGTTTGATTTAGCTACCAATAGTATTAACTATACACAAAACCACACAGACGCAACAGGTATAGTATCAAATACGTTATATGAGGATTATGAGTTAGAGGCAACTCTCACTTCTAGTGCAACGGACAATGATAACGTGGGAATTGTTTTGGGGTTTAAAACAATTGACAATGTAGAGCAAACACTAATTGCTTGGAGAAACGGAGGAGGAGGATTTGGGGGAAATCAACAGTGGAGCGTACGGTTAAATAGTTTTCGGGATCCAGCTATAGCTCCCACAAACACATGGACTCCGCTAAACACTTTGTCTAATCCAAGAAATTGGGAAGGAGCCGAAACAACTATAAAGGTAGTAAAGAAAAACGGAATAATAACAATTAACTCCACTGACTTCAATAGCACAACTTATTCTTCTGATAGCGAAATTACAATCGATTTAAATGCTGTGCCGTCATTGATTCCGTTTAAGAAATCAGCAATTGGATTTGTGGTTAACGAACAATTAAACAGCACGTGGAAAAACATAAAATTTAATCCTCCTGCTCAACCAACACCAGAAGGAATAATAGGAGTTGGTAACGTAACCTATGTTACTCTGCCTTCAGCAACAAAGAACCTCTTAGAAACAACCCAAATAGAATCTTCGGCTTGTATTGCCACAGCAATAACCAATTTAAATTTTAATTTCAATTCATTGTCAGCAATCGTTGCTTCGTTAAATAATTGTTGTAAATCTAATGGTGGCTATGGAGTTGGCAATCCTATTGACAAAAACAAAAATCTTACTCCTCCGACTCCTAATGAGCCTGATCTACTCGATGAACCGTGTGTAATCGAAAGAGAAAGCGTATTAGATAGATTTACATTACAAGGAGAAGGCGGTTATCAATGGAATACTTTCAATTTTGTTGACAAAGATAAAGTATTTACATTCCAAAGTTACGCCAATACATACTTTCCTGGCATAATTGGAGGTAGTCCAAATAATCCTACTACGGAATCCTATAATACATACAAATACACACAGACCATTGCAGGTAATACGTATTACGGCCTACAAAATTGTTTAAGAATTTGTGCTGGTAATGATAATATATCTGGAATTTTTAGAGATGGTGTTGTTTTTACTGCTGGTACACGTCGTTATCATAAATGGATAAAAGACAATTTATTAGACTTTAAAGATCTCTTTATGCCTTCTTCGTATGCAACTAAATATATCCAAGCCCTTTTAACTAATGACGGAAAGCTATATAATTTAGACTTAACTGATGCTCCTGCAGTTCCGGTTGGAGATCCTCTGCCAACCACTACTATAGTACCTCAAGTAATGGAAGGAACAAGGGTTAATGGAACAACAAAAACGCTAGATGACGTTACTCGCTTTGTAGCAATAAATCAAGCTCATAATTCGGATATGATTGTGGCTTGTGCTGATAATACAGTCTGGCACGTTGTCGTTGGGTCTTCCCTTACTCCTGGAGACTATCAAGCTCGTCAGATAGATAATATGCTGGCTTCTGATATTTTATTTGCTCAAATAGGAGACCCAGGAGATTCGTGTTTTGTTGTCTTAAAAAATGACCCGACTAAACTTTATCGGTTTGTTACGTCTGCTGGCAATATAGTTTCAAGAGATCTGTCAAATTCTGGATGGCTTGAAAAGAGAAGCCCAACCCCTGTAGATTTAAGTCCTTTTGTTTATTATGGATCAAACAGTACGACATTATTGGAACCGGGGGAATTTTTCATGCATGGAGCTAGTAATGAATTTCATTACACCTTTATGACGAACAAATATATTCATACGTTTAAAGCTGCGTATAACGGCACATACAATGGTTCATCTCCTTTATACAAAAAATACTCTTATCCGGCAGGAGTAAATCCAATACGTATGTCTACAAGTACTTCGTATGCGATGGTAGCTGAATTGTCTGATGGATTTTATCTGTTGAGTAGCAATGGAATTGCCTCATTGAATACAAATGCGGGCAGTGGAGGAGAATATTATACAGCATATCAAAATATGGACAAGATTCAGTCTTGGACAGATTTAGCTTTGTTCTTGGCGCCATCTCGTCCAGATGTACCCATTTTTAGCAATCCGTGCTCTTAAAGAAGTAACTTTTTTATTTGCTTGAATAAATAGATTTATGGCATCTTGCAATTTAACAGAATATATACATGATCACGAATGCATTGGGGATTCATTAAAAAAGATAAATCAAAATTTTATAAATGTAGAATCTAAAGTGTGCGAGGGCCTCAAACCCGTAGCCGGACCTGGTATATCTGTTGACAAACAAATTACGGAACAAAAAGATCATCAATTTGTTATATCTACTACAAACTCTTTTGATTATAGAACAACTTTTGATTCTTACAATAATTTTGCATCTCAAATAGCCTTGCCTTTGTTGGATCAAACAACGCTTAATGTTACAAAATTTCCTTATAATGGTACAGAGGCGGATGTCAAACCAACAACCACCTTTACTACTGTTTCCCGTCAATCTGATAGTATTCCTAAGGTAACTCTTTATTGGACTGCTGGAACAACAGCGGATAATATAACAGTTTATCCTTTAAATAGCGCAGCTGATGAAATGAATAGAGGATCCATTTGGTTTAATGAAACTGTTACGTGTTTGTTGAGCTCAAGTGAAAAAATGTATGTAGGTGGAGCATTTACTGAAATTGGCGGAATTTTTGCTCAAAAGTTAGCCACTATAAACAATACAAATGGCACAGGAACGTTTATTACTGAGCCAATTCCAAATTTAGGATCCTTAGGAGAAGTTAGAACCATAAAAGAAGAAACTATAACAGTTTCCGGAACGTCTCACAAACTCTTAATTGTTGGAGGTTCGTTTGAAAGTATTGGCGTAAGAGGTAGAGGTCTTGTTATATTGGACCAGCAAACAGGACTATACTATCCTTGGTATGTTAACGGCGAAGTAAACTCCGTTCGTGTGTATGGAAATCTATTATATGTAGGCGGTGTTTTTGATTACGTAAACTATGGAGCTTCTAGCGCAACATCATATTCCGGTCAAAGATTGCAAACAAACGGCTTTTTTGTTATTAATTTGCCAAGCATGATTAGCGGACTAGCTATTAGTTCGGCATCTAATTATTCTTCTCCTTTTGCTGAAAGAGCTGTTATCAATTCATTTACTGTATACGACAAAATTCTGTATATTGGAGGAGATTTTAAAATTAAACAAAACGACAAGATAGTAAATCAAAATTTATATTCTATTGATCTCTCTCCAACCATATCTACTACTGGGCCTTCTACAGGTTTTTTAAATCTTTGGGAACCTATGCCCGCTTTTCAGGTTATACTAAACGGACCTGTTAAAGGTTTGCATATAGATAATTCTATTGCAGCTGGCGGATCTGCTTATCTCTATGTTGGTGGAGAATTCTCTAAAGTTTATACAAGTTCGGAATTTTATAACGAGCCTCGAGTCAAGTTACAAAAAACAAACGCTTCAAACGCTATTTGTTTCCAATTGACGGATTCTAGTACTATTAAGACAACTCCTTTGTTGACAACATGGAAACCAAATTTTAGAGGAGCAGTTACTTCGTTTGTTTCTCATGACAATGCTGTTGATAGCTTAGTGTATTGTTATGGGCTATTCAATTCGGTTAATGATATATCAGTTAGTTATTTGACCGCGATTAAGAAAGCTTCTTCTTTAACTTCAGGACAAGTATTTCCAAATTGGTTTCCTGGAATACAAAATGGTCCCGCTAAATTAAACAACTCAATTATCAAAGATGGAAACACTTTAATAATTGGAGGTAACTTTTCAGAAATATCTGGCATTTATAGATACAATTTAGCAAAAATTTCTTGTCCAATTTCCGCTACGTTCCCGGTTATTGTTTGGGATTGTGGAGCAGAAGTTATTTCACCAGGAAGCAAACTCACAATGGATTTCTACTCTTCGAATACAATGAGAGTTTCAAGTGCTGTTTTTGATACAGAACGAGTTCATGCTACAGTCTTTCCAATAATGCCAGAAACATTTGCTGGGCTTACTCCTGGCCAGCCAATCAGATTTTTTGTCAGAAGACCTGGTAAATCGTGCTACACGGATGATACATTTACTAGCAATGCTTATGTAATAGGTTGGAAAGTCGATTTTAATCAATAATTAACATCATGGCTACATCTTCCCCAACAACTATTCCTGAAGCTCCTTACACTGACGCTCCTTATCGTTTGAGTGATTCATGGTGCATAGGAGACTCAATCGACGTAATAAACGCTAACACTGAGTATTTTGAAAACAACAAAGTTTCAAAAACGGGTGATACGATGACAGGGGCATTAACTGTAAAAAGCGACATAAACATTGAAGGAGGAAAGCTAGACCTCAATTGTGGAGCTCTCTCAAATTTTATCGTGGATGTAAAAAACGTACAAATCTCTACTTTGACTCCTGGTCAAAAATATACTATCGAACACGGAGATTGTGGTAAAATAATTGTAGTTGAATCCCAAGGTGGAGTTAATTGCAATATAACAGTTCCGGATGATCTTCCAGTTGGTTTCAATGTCATGTTAGTCAAAAGAGGTCAAAGCAATTACAGAATTTTAGCTGATGATCCAACAAGCGGTATGTTTATTAGAAACGTTAATAATTACATTAGTATTTCTAAATTATGGGGTATCTGTAATCTTGTTATAATCGCTTCTAAAACAGCTCTTATTTCTGGAGATTTAAATTAATGTTTGGCTTGCCTACTCACAGAACCCGTACGCCAATTAGAGCTGATGGTCCACAATGTCCGGACGATGGAACCGTTCCGAGTATTGCATATGGATGTTGCCCTACTTGCCCCCCCGTAATCAAATCAGCTCTGACTCTGGCTGAAATGAAGTGGAATCATTATTCTTTGTTAATTTCTCAAGATTGGCAAAACGTAAGATCTTGGGGTTCGAGAACTACATATGGAAATACAGGACCAGGGGCAGATTCTAACGATCCGCTAACAATACCAATTAATTGGGTTGGCGCCGTTAAAGAAGATATTGTGTATATGCGTTCTGTTGGATATGATATGTATTCTTTGTTTAGAACTAAACAAGACAGCGTTTATGCAACTGGTTCTACGACTTCGATTTTTAATGGAGTCACGCCCGGAAATAATTGGGAACGAATTTTAACCGATGTAATACATATATCTATAGGAGGAGGAAGCAGCACCGCTTCTTCCATATACGTAAAAAGAAATGGCAAAGTTTATGGGCTCGGGGCTGCTAGAACTTCAGGGTTTGGGAATATTACAACTGCTTTAACACAAGAAGGTTTAACTGAACTTAACTATCTAGGCATTGATAATGCCTCTAAAGCTTGGTTGTTGTATTTTGGAGACAACGTCAATACTACAAAATCTTTCGTTTTAAAAACCGACGGAACTCTTTGGGCTTGTGGCTATAATGCGGACGGAGGTTTGGGAGTAAATTCATCAAACACGCATGTTATGGCTTGGTCACAGGTAGTTGATTCGACAGGCACTCCTCTTCAAAACGTCAAAGATGTTATAACAACGACTGGGGCCCCAGTAGCAGTAGGAGCTCCTACTCCAGGAAATGCTTCTTGTTTTTTGACTACAGACGGATTTGTATATACTTGTGGGTCAAATACATATGGAGAACTTGGGTTAGGTTTATCATCTGGAACTACAAGATTATACGCTGAAAAAGTTACAAGTATTTCTGGAGCTGATTTATTTTGTCCTTCTCGGCACGGTCATAGTATATTAGTTGCAACCACAAACAACGAAGTGTATACTTGGGGAATAAACTCTCACCGAGAATGCGGAACTAATGCTGCTGGAGCTGTCTATACTGCAACAAAGGTGGCGTTTCCGAGTGATAAAAGAGCTATAGACGTTCACGGAGGAGGTAATTACGGAGAAACAGAAGGAGCGTTTACTGTTGTTAGAGAAGACGGTACCGTTTTTGTTTGTGGTTGTAATAACACATTCGCTTTAGGAGTTCCCGACTTTGACGGACAAAACATCCCTGTGTTTACTAGAAATGATTACTTTGGTTTCGATTCTCCTAAATTAATTGAGCCTTGGAGATTTCCTTTAACTATTGTCAACGGAGGAAGTTATGTAGCCGGAAGCACTGTTATCGAAAACGCTACACTATACCTGGACAAATCTGTTACTCCTCCTGGCATAGCTGCAAGAACAGAACGAGTTTACGTGAATCCGGGATATTATGTAACCGGTCCTGGCATTCCTTACGGAACGTTTGTAACATACGTTACGGGAGTTAGTGGAAACATGATAGGATTAAGCGAGCGAACTCTTATTGCACAAGCAAGCGCTACTCTTACGTATATTAACTATCCAAAGGCCGCTCGAGCAGATATATGTGGATATCCTGGAGAAATGGCTATGAAAGTTGTTAGTGAAGATTCTACGCTTTATCAATGTGGTTGGAATCAGCAAGTTCCATTGGGGGACCCCAATGCATTTTGGAATTTTAATCCACGAATCGGAACGCAAACAGTCAACGTACCTACTGCATTTGAAGCTGATTTCTAAGATAAGTATCACCGTGCCAACTCTTTCGCCAATTCTTACAACCACTCCCAACACCCCTTCAAATTATAATGTTGGTATGGCGGAGACACTTTCTTGGATTCCTATTGAAGGAGCTGGAAGACCACTATATGCTCAAGCAACTTATACCATAAATCCAGCAAATCTTACGCTGAGCCCTGGTAGTATCACTATAGGAGCAATTGAAATTAAAGATGGAAATTCTTCGATTGTAGCTGATGTCGAAACCGTAGGAGGAGGAAACGCTCTGAGGGTTCTTACTCAAGAGTTGGATCCAATTTCAGATACAATTTCGATAGGAGATAAAAACGGAAACAACGTAACCGTAAATTCTACTACTTCTTCATTAAATGTACATTTAACTAACACAGTTAATGTAAGTGGATCTGTTTCCTTGACAAATCAATTAACGGGCATCACTGTTTTAAATCCTGTTACATCCGTTTCAGTAATGAATCAATTAACTAGCATGACAGTATCGAATCCTGTTACATCTGTTAGTGTATCAAATTTATTGTCTTCATTCACCGTACTAAACCCAATTAGTTCAATTTTTATAACGAACCAATTAACTGGTATTGCTGTTACAAATGATGTTCAAGTACATGCTTCATCCACATTTCCTATATCCGGTTCCGTTACAGTTTTAAATCCTATAACATCCATTAGTATTACTAATCAATTAACAGGAATAACTGTTTTAAATCCGGTTACTTCAATCAGTGTTTCGAATTTTCCAACACAATTAAGTTCTGTTAGTATTACTAATCAATTAACAGGAATAACTGTTTTAAATCCGATTACTCAAGTTACTACATTACCACAACCAACTCAGCTGGATGCATTTGGTAGATTAAGAGTGTCTTCCCCTATGACTTTGTTTGATTCTTCACATCGTTATAAGGATAACAATTTATGGTCTACCCTATCTGCAAATGGAGGTTCGGTTTCATTCAATGCATCACAGGGATTGATGGAATTAAATGTTACTAATACGGCAGGAGCAAGTGCAATAAGAGAAACAACAAAAGTCTTTAGTTACCAACCCGGAAAGTCCTTGCTTGTCATGAATACATTTGTCATGGCTTCTTCTGCTACCAATTTAAGACAGAGGGTAGGATATTTTGGAGAGCAGAACGGAATATACTTTCAGTTAGATGATGGCAATATTAGTATAGTTAAAAGATCGCTTGTCACAGGTTCCATTGCAGAGAGTGTAGTTTCTCAATCTAATTGGAATGGCGATAAGCTAGATGGAACTGGTTCTTCTGGTATAGTTTTAGATATAACCAAAGCTCAAATTCTTTGGACGGATATTGAATGGCTAGGAGTTGGAACCGTTCGTGTCGGATTCGTTATCAATGGCCAGTTCATTGTTTGTCACTCATTCCATCATGCTAATATTATAGATTCAACTTATACTACTACAGCTTCTTTGCCTTTAAGATATGAGATTATTAACAAAGGAGCAACAGATGGATCTCGCACAATGAAGCAAATTTGCTCTACAGTAATTTCTGAAGGTGGTTATGAATTAAGAGGCTTACAGCAAGCAGTTTCTATTCCAATAACTGCACCAAGAACATTTGCGGTAGCTGGTACGTTTTATCCAATTATTTCAATTCGCTTAAAAAATTCTCCAGATAGGTTGGATGCAATTGCTATTTTAACTGCTCTATCAATACTTGGACAAGGAAATGGTATAAACTATAACTGGCAGGTTAAAGCAAGTGGTGTCACAACAGGAGGAAGTTGGGTTGACGCCGGAGTTGATAGTGCCGTTCAATACAACATTACAGGAACAAGCTATGCAGGAGGAAGAATTTTAGCAAGTGGCTTCTTAAATTCTTCTAATCAAGGTTCTCCGAATTTGGATATTCTTAAAGAAGCTTTGTTTAAGTTTCAATTAGAACGAAACGATTTAACAAAAACTCCTTTTGAATTAACTTTGATTGCTGCAACAGATACTTCGAATAATTCTGGTATGTTTGCTTCTATGGATTGGGAAGAAATAAGTAGATAAATAATAATATGGCTTGTACAGGAGATTTAAACGTTGCAAAAATTAGTCGTACGGAGTGTATAGGAAACTCTTTAGTTACGATTAATAGAAATTTCTCTAATTTGGATATTGCTATCTGTAACGCGTCAAATCTTGCAGATGAAAGATACAATCTAATAGAAAGCGCCGTTTTCTCTCAAGTAATGAATGTAAGGTTGTCATTAAGCCCAACCAACCCAGTTACAACCACTGATACTACATCTAACACAATATATCTCCATCCTTACAAAGGAACAACCGTATCTCTATGGAATGTTGTTTCAAGTAAGTGGGAAACCAAAACTTTTAATAGCACAATTTCTGAACAACTTACAGGTTGTGCTGCAAACGCAAACTATGATGTGTATTTGTATCACGATGGAACAAAATTTGGTTTAGAGATGGTTGCTTGGACGAGTGATGTCGTTGGGACATTACCGCCATTAACTGATATTAAAAACGGAGTGCCAGTCAAAGTCGCTCAACCAAACAAACGTCTTATTGGGTGCCTAAGAACTACTGATGCCTGCATGACTGAACTTAGTTTTGGTAAAACGCCTGTCTCTGGTGGTAGTCATCCAAAATTATTCTTATGGAATTTATATAATCGGGTTCCTGTCTCATTTTCAATCTTAGACTCTGGTGGGGGAGCTGGGGTGTTAGGAGAGTGGGCTACAACAGTAAACGGAGATACAGCAGGAAGCAACGGACCTTTTGAAAGATTCGGATCAAGCTCAAATAACAAAATCTCTTTTATTAGTAGGGATGACCTAACATTAAACCTAAACACGTCTCATTATGTTGACAGTGCTCGTTATTTTTATTTTATTCATTCGTTGGATTTAGAAACTCCTACTGTTGCTCAATATCTAACAAAAACACCAGGAGTGCCAATATTTCAGACATTTGGTAACCAAACGATGTCGCACTCTTATCACACTGTAGTTCCTAGTGGCTACCATTTTGTTCAATTAGCCACTATGACTAATGAAAATCAGCCAGTGAAATTTTCTGTATGGACGAACGACAAACGTTCTGGTGGCACAGCGGGATATATTGCTGAGTTCTAAAAAGCTCCGATGCTCCAAAAGGGCCTTTTAGTTAGTCGATATTAACCTTAATATCGATTTTGTGGGTTTCTTTCTTCTTGACAGGTAAAGTTACCATCAGAAGACCGTCGATGTATGTTGATTGAATGTTCTTAACATTCACTTGGTTTGTATCAAGTTTATACGAAAAAGTTGACTTACGTCGACTAATTCCGCGTTTAAGATAATAAAGACCCTCTTCTGCTTCTTTATCTTCTTTTAGAACTTGAACCGTCAAAATATCATCCTTGACGTCAATGTCGATGTTGTTTTTGCCAACACCAGCAAGAGCAACTTCAAGAATATATTTTGTAATTTCTTCTCCATCTTTTACAACAGAAATATTGTAAGGATAGAATGTACTTTGATCTTCAACGAATTTTTCTGGAAGAACATCGTCGAAGATAGAGTTGAACCAGCGGGATGAAAACAGAGCGGGCAGCTGGCTTAAGTGACGCTCTGTGGACGAGTAATGTCCGGGTACGTATTGTGTTATGTTTTTTGTCATATTTATATCTCCTTTAATAAGCGAGTTATGTTTGCTTGGCCTTTTGGAGCACCGAGCAAATATATTTATCTTTTAGTCGACAAAAAAATCAACTGTTATCAAATATTAATAAATCATTCCATGTAATGGCATCATTCCAAACATTTCCTGGAAAGAGGGTGGGGGACGGAGTACCAAAAGTATTAATTTGTCCGTATACAATGTATGTTCCGTTATTATTTAAAATTTTAAATTGTATGAAATCCGTTTTTGAAGGATTTCCTGACGGAGAAGTAGCGTTTGCCCATTGTATTGTCTGGTTGACGTTGTTGATTTGAAGAGATGTTGGAACATATGACTCAGCTCCTTGCTCAATTATAATCGTTACTTTTGTTGCGTGACCTGAAAGTACAGGTAAATTCACCAAGTTTGCTGTCCAATTTTGATTAGCAGAAGATGTTACATAAAATGTTTGATTGGTGCTGCAGTCTAAGCTTATTGGAGTTGGTTGATCGATATCACTTGTATATAACGTATACTCTTCATCTGTATTGAATTGATGGTCTTTAGATGCAAAAATTTCCGTTAAATCTTTACCGCCTGATAATATTTTTCCTGTAGTGCTGAGCTCTGTAACGGTTAGAATATTATTAGGACCAATTAAAATACCCTCGCTACTAAACTTCCACTCGTATGTGTCTAAAGTGGTTAAAATTATATCATTATCAACAGAATCAAGCGTGATGGAATTCGACTTTCCATCATATGCAAAAAATCCATAAGGACTTAAAGCAATTCTTGTAAAGTCTCCTGTTTCTGTATGTCCAGACTCAATATTTAAAATTTGGTCATCGTCTGGAGCAATAGTATTATTTGGAAAGGTTACAGATCCATCCGAATTCAATGTTAATGTATATTCTCCTGAACTCAATTGATTCGTAATGTTAGTGGTAACTCCTCCTCCACCGTTGCTTACAGTAGCGGTATTAGCGAAAAACAGAGTCGCTAGATCTATCCCTCCAGACAGAAACCTACCCATGACATTTAAGTCCCCGTGCATTGTTCCACCTTCAACATATTGGACAGCGTTCGTGCCACCACCACCTCCAGTAAACCCGTAGTTAGGAAATTGTTGTTGCTGTTTATATTTGTCTAAAGAGACTACTAGCTGAGAGTCAATTAAGCTTTTAAGCTTTGCGTCTTCGTCACTTATTTGTACGGTATTTTTATCTTGAAGTTGCTGGACATATACGTCTGTGGTATCTTCTGCTTGTTGTTCAGATGAAACTTCCTGTTCGTTTGGAATGTTTTCTTGAGAGACGTTGTTTTGCTCTTCTTTTTCTTCCTCTTCTTTTTCGGGCTTTTCGTTTTGCTCTTTTTGTTGTTTTAAAGTTAGTGCTAAATTTTCAACAAATGCCTTTAACGGATCTTCTTTTTGTATTTTAGCTGACTGATCAATAACAGAAGCTATTGGTTTTTTAAAAATTATTGGTTCAACGGAAGGTAGTTTTGCAGCTGTTTTTTCGTATAAGCTTTCTAGCTCTTCTGTAGGTTCGCTTTTCGGCTGCTTTGTTGGCTTCGTGACTTTTACTGTTGATAACTTTTCTAAAAACTTTTCAAACGGGTCTTGTTTGTTTTTTTTGTTGACACGATCGTATGGGGTTTCTTCTTGTAGCACTTTTCTGTTTTTAGAATTTGCTAATACCTTTTTATACGATTCTATGATTTCGTTTGACACAGTTTAATTATTTATAGTAAAAATCCTCTCAGGTTGGTGGCCTAAGAGGATTTTTGGGTTCGACTCCATTATTAAAGACCGTTGTCTTCAACAAATTTATAAAGTTCGGTTGCTCGCTTAATGATTTCTTCTGGTTTGGGGTAAAGATCTTCGATGATGCGAACATCTGTTACTCTGCCATTTTGATCTCTGTGAGAATTTAATTTCTCAAGATATCTCATATTAGCGTCAGCGTGAACCATAGACAAAATATCTAAGCGAATTTCGTATGCATTTTTAGCCATGTGTGTGTATCTCCTTTCTAATTTCTGTAAAAGAAAGCGTGTATGAATATAATTACTCTCCTGTTTATAAAAAGCAAGAGTATCTTTGATAAATAATTTTATGTCTTTAATTCCTACTCTTGTGGCGACTCCTACCGACCCTGTCACTTATAATCCAAATATAGCTGAATCGTTTTCGTGGATTCCCGTTCAAGGAGCAGGCCGTCAATTGTATGCTAAGGCTACATACTGCATTAATAATCCAAATCAAAGCGGATTTGTAATTACAACAAATACAGCCACAATAACAGGTGACTTTTGTGCCATCAAAATGATATCAAATACAACGTTTGCTGGTCTTACAGCAGACAACTCATCTATACCTACGTTAGCTGTTACGTTCCCTGCTAATTTTGTTTTAGAAGGTCCGATTAAAGCATATCAATTAGCAAGTGGATCTGTAGTGGCATTAAAAGTTTAAGCCTCGCAAGTAGAGCAACTCAATATTGAGCGAGCAAGCTCTTGTGCTGGATTAGCTGAGCGTTGATAATAAAGACTCTTAATTCCTTGTTCCCAAGCAAAGATCATAAGCTCATTGACATCCTTTGGTTTCGTATTTGGAGGAATCATAATGTTTAAGCTTTGTCCTTGATCAATGTATTTCTGTCGTTGTGCTGCCTGAATGATAATTTCCTTTTGTGAAATTTCTCCAAATGTTTTAAATACATCCTTTTCTTGTTGTGTCAGAAAATCAAGATGCTGTACACTACCTCCTTTTACTAGAACCGACTTCCAAATTTCGTCATCATCCTTGCCTTTTTCTTTAAGAAGTTTTTTTAGATAAGGGTTTTTATATGTAAATTTGCCTTTAGCTAGATCCTTGACGAAGTAGTTGGAATTTAACGGCTCTATGCTTGGAGACACTTGACCAAGAATAAAACTAGAGGATGTCGTTGGTGCTACAGCAAGAGTTGTAGTGTTTCTTCTTATGTATTCGGTTCCTTCGTAAATCGGAGCTTTTCCAAAAAGATCTGCTAGATTTTTTGTTGCTACATCACAACGCTGTCTGACGGCCTTCCAAATTTGATTGTTTAGCATTTTTGCTTCCATAGACTCAAATGCTATCATTTTGGATTGCAACAAGGAATGCCATCCAAGAACCCCTACTCCCAGAGCTCTTTGATTAATTGCAAACTTTCTAGGAGCTTCCATAAATGTCATAGTAGCTGTTTTGTCAATAAATTCGGACATAACGGCATCTAGAAAATATACCAGCGTCTCTGCTGCATCTGTGTCTTTCCACTCTTCCCATGTTTCTAAGTTTAATGATGACAAATCACAAACAAATGATTCATCATCTGTATTTGAAAGCATAATTTCGCTGCACAAATTCGAATTATTGATTTTTAAATTTTTGTCTTTGTAAATTTGTGGAGCTTGATTATTAGCGTTGTCACTAAAGAAAATATAGGGATAGCCAGATTCAAAACGCTTTTTAATAATCTCCCCCCATACTTTGCGTTTACTCTTATCTCCTTCAATCATTGACCTCATCCACTCATCTGATACACAAACTCCAATTGACATATCTTGAATTTCATGGCCTTCAGAGCGAATTTTCAAAAACTCTTCGATATCCGGATGATCAATAGGAAGATATGCAGCAAACGACCCCCGACGCACATTCCCTTGAGAAATAACATTCATGAGCTTATCAAATAACTCCATAAAATGAACGGAACCAGTCGATTCTCCTCCAGATGAAATTTTAGTTCCTCTGCCTCTAACGGCTCCAAAGTAAGCAGAAGTTCCTCCACCGCATTTGGTCATAATTCCGACCTCTGCTACCTTTCTCATGATGGCTTCCATGTGATCATCTACATACGAACCAAAACAAGAAATAGGAAGTCCTCTTTCTCTTCCAAAATTGCTCCAAATAGGTGAACTTAAGCTATAAAATCCTCTAGCCATGTAGTCTTCAAATTTGTCAGCAAACCCCTCAATCTTAAGATACCTTTCAGCTGCCTCTGCAATATCTCTAATTCTCTGTTCGGCTGTTTCTGTCTCTAATAGATACCCACGTTCTAGAAATTTTCGAGAGTCTTTATTAAGCCAATAGATGTCTTTTTTCATGTGCAATATACTTTAACTTAAAAATATTGTTTTACAAGAGTGAGTTTAAAACAAATCATCTTCTGAAAAAGATTGATTCTTTTTGGAGTATTCCGTGGGCCTGGAATGAAAAAAATCGACCATGTTGTTTCCTAATAACTCTTCTTCAAACCAAGTTGTTGTTGCAATAAGTTCTTTGTCTATCTCGAATGCCTTTGGAAAGCCAATCATTTCGAGAGATTGGTTGATTCTATTTTTGACAAATTCTTTAAGGATGGCTGCACTAAGTCCTTCTTCTTTAATTCCGTTAACCATCCAATCGATAATTTTTGATTCAGACTTAAATGCTTCATGTGCTTCACTAATAATTTTATCTTGCAGGTCTTGATCAAATAATTCCGGATACTCTTCTCTAATTGTGTTAATAATTTTAGCTCCAACTAAAGCGTGAATGTTTTCCTCATTACGAGTGTATTTTACTTGTTGATCGGTGTCTTTAAGAACGTTCTTAAAGCGAGCAAACCAATTGATTACATAAAACTGTGAAAATAGTGAGACGTTTTCTACAAACAAAGTGAATAAGATCATTGCATAAAGATACTGTTTCTTGGAATCCTTGTAATATTTGTGTGTGTACTTCTTGAGATATTTTACTCTACCTTCAATCCAGTCAAGTTTTAGGTTTTCTTCAAATACTTGTTCCAATCCCAGCACTGATATAAGACGTTCGTATGCATTATTATGAATGACTTCTACATTAGCCATTACATAACCAAGATCTGATAATGAGGGATGAGGAAGGTTTTCTCCAAGCTTAGCCCAAAATGTCTTGACAGCAATTTCGATTTGTCCAATAGCTGAAAGAGTTCTAATAACAATCTCTCGTTCTTGCTCAGTTAAATTTACTTTAAATTGTTGCGTGTCTGCTTTAAAATTGAATTCTTTATCTGTCCAAAAGCCATTGTGCATGGCTTCAATGAAAGTCTCTACCCAGGGGTATCTGTTTGGTTTTCTTGAAATTTGTTCGTCAAATATTTTAAGTGTAGTATTCATAAATTTGTATCATTAACAGGTTTCTTCCATAGCCAGAATCCGAGCTTTTCATCAAAGTGGATTGAAAGGTTCATAGATTTTTGGTAAATTTCAAATGCAATTTCAAAAGAAAACTTGCAAGCAACGTCTCCAATATAATAAAAAAGTAAAGTTAAAAATTTATAATATAACGTTTTCATTATTTTTAGACGTAGTGCGTGCGTGGTATCTGTCGTGTAATTTTAGTTAGCGTTTTGGATTGAAGTTTCCGCCGCCAGGTTTCGTGTCATCCCACTTATTGGCTCCAGGAAGTTGAACGTTCTGTTTTGTTAGGTTGACGTCCGCATTAATGTCCGAATCTGCCTTTACTTCTTCTGGTCCGTGAACTGTGTTTTTTCGTCTGTGACTATCTGGTATTGGTCCTCTTTCAAGGCCATCATCCATTAATTCAATAGCTTCAATGGGCACGGTCATTGGATTTCTGTAAAGACCGGGTGCATATTCAATATAGATATCTACAAATGTTCCATCTGGAGACTCTGTGCCACTTCCGCCATAATTTTGAGTAGTTGTGGGATAGACTGATTTAATGGCTCCGATTCGAAGATTTAAATCAAAAGAAGGCTCCATACAAGCCTTAACTATTTCTTGAAAAGAGTTGGCTCTTTTGGCAATATAATCAAGGTTTAGGGCGTTTTTTCTGAAGCGAATGCGATCTCCAACCAAGTAGCCCCCAGATTGGTAGCGCTCAAGTTCTTTTTCTAAAAGAATATCAAATTGACTCAT